AACAGGACTATCAAGATAATTCTTGGTTATTTGGAAAGTTTTAAATGTTTAGTTTAATTCAAATAATGTTACTATTTATCTAAAAAAGAGGTATGGCAGAAAATTATACAATATGGCAACGACTTACTAAGGTGTTCGGTCCCGACTCAACCCTTGACCAGCAGGCGCCTACATTTAACGTTCGATAAGAAAGAACTCTTAAAAACTCCCGATAAAAAGGAGTACGAAAGAGAAAAGCTTCAAGCCCAACAAACACTTTATCTTGGTCAACAATGGCAAAAGGTAGAAAATAATTTATATACTCAAGCAGTATATTACGAACCAACTAGATTAGCGTCCTTTTATGATTACGAGAGTATGGAATATACTCCTGAGATATCTGCGGCGTTAGATATATACGGTGAAGAATCAACAACAGCAAACGAAGATGGACATATACTACAGATATATTCTGAAAGTAAGAGAATTAAATCAGTTCTTGGTGACTTATTTAACAATAGACTCGACATTAGTACTAACCTACCTATGTGGACAAGAAATACTTGTAAGTATGGGGATAATTTTGTGTACTTAAAGTTAGACCCTGAAAAAGGTGTAATGGGTGTACAACAGTTACCTAATATTGAAATTACTCGTCAAGAACGAGGAATGAAGATGAAACCCGAAAAAAACAGTTCGGATACTGATAATGACGCACTCAAGTTCTTGTGGCAAAATAAAGACATGGTACTTAATACATGGGAAATGGCTCACTTTAGATTATTGGGAGATGACCGTAAGTTACCATATGGTACTTCAATGTTAGAAAAAGCGAGACGTATATGGAAACAACTTATTCTTTCAGAAGATGCGATGTTAGTTTATAGAACATCAAGAGCACCTGAAAGACGAGTTTTTAAAGTATTTGTTGGTAATATGGACGACAAAGATGTGGAACCATATGTACAAAGAGTTGCAAATAAATTTAAAAGAGACCAAGTAGTTGATTCTGAAAACGGTAATGTGGATTTAAGGTATAATCAAATGGCGGTTGACCAAGATTACTTTATACCTGTTAGAGATGCTAACGCACCTAACCCTATAGATACTTTACCTGGTGCTCAGAATTTATCAGAAATTGCGGATATTGAATATATCCAAAAGAAATTACTAACGGCACTTAGAGTACCTAAAGCATTCTTAGGGTTCGAAGAAGTCGTAGGTGATGGTAAAAACTTAGCATTACAAGATATTCGATTTGCCCGTACAATCAATAGAATTCAAAAATCTATGATTCAGGAATTAAATAAAATAGCGATAATTCATTTATACTTGTTAGGGTTTGAAGATGAACTTAATAACTTTACCTTAGGATTAACTAATCCATCAACTCAGGCGGATTTACTTAAAGTCGAACAATGGCAACAAAAAATGGCGCTTTATCGTGATGCGGTTTCAGACCCAGGAAACGGTATACAACCAGTGTCCTCTTCATGGGCCAAAAAACATATTCTTGGTTTTTCTGATGAAGAAATTAAATTAGATTTACAACAACAAAGAATTGAAAAGGCTGTAGGAGCTGAACTTGAAAAGACGGCAGAAACAATTAGTAAAACCGGTATATTCGCTAATATAGATAAATTATACGGAGATAAACCTGGAGAAGGTGGTGCACCCGAAGGTGAGGTTACTGAACCTGCAGATACTGGATTTGGTTCAGGAGGAGGTAGTGACTTTGGTGGTGATTTAGGTGGTGATTTAGGTGGTGATTTAGGTGGTGATTTAGGTGACACGGGAGGTGACACAGGAGGTGACACAGGAGGAGAAGTAACACCTGAAAGTGTTAAAGAAAAAGATTTAAACATGATATTAGAAAACGACATGATTAACGGTATATCTGAAATTGACTTATCAAAAGGAAGAACTTCTTTAGGTAAAATTGAAGATGAACTAAGAACATTACTAGATGACTAATATTTATAATAAAAAAGGTTATGAATAAATTCGGACAAATAAAATCAAATATAGAATCTCTACTGACTAAGTCGTATGGTAAAAACGCATTTAAAACCAACATGAAGTCTTTTAAAAGTCATATAATTGAAAATGAGAAACTCGCTGAAGCATATTTCTTATATGATGAGCTTTCTAAAAAGAAAGGTCTTTCTAAAGACATCGTAGATGATTACGTAAATGAATGTGTTGAAACAATCAAAGGTATTTTAACCACTGAATCTGCTAAACTTAAAGAAGTTAATATGTGGGTTTCTGAAGGATTAAAAACTGACTCAGATAATAATTATACAAATATTGATACTGTAGTTTATAGTACATCAATTAAAAATTTAGAGAAAGTTTTAGAATGTAAAAATACAATAAAGAAGTTGTTAGGGGAGACTGAAGAAGTTACTAAGGTTACTGAATCAGTTAATATACCTTTAAGTTCTATGTTAAAAATTGCAACTAATACTTTTAATCGTGAGTACGGTGACATTAGTGAAGAAGAAAAAAAAGAATTAAAAAATCTTTTATCATTATCTAAAACTGAATTAACTGAAGAAATAACTATATCTAAAGGTATTGTATTAAAAAAGTTAACTGAAAAAGTTAATGAATCTAACGATGAGGATTTAAATAATCGAGTTAATGAAACCATTAATAGAATTAATGAGTCTGAAATATCTTTAACTTCACTTTATAAATTAAAACAATTAGAACACGGATTATAAACTAATCTAATATATAAAAATAAAAAAAGGGTTCAGATTTCTGAATCCTTTATTTTTTGGATATAAATGGCTTTTTGTTTTTGTTTTCGTCTCTTTGTTGACTTTTTGGTAAATTCTTTTTCCTCACGAATCTTATTTAACTGCTTAGTCTTATAAACTTTATTTTTGTACCTTTTTAAGGCTCTTTCGATATTTTCTTTTTTTCCTATTTCTATTATTAACATATATTACTTATTATAATAAATATAATCAACTTATCAATATTTTGACAATCGTACTTTTTATAGTTATATTTTTATAGAACAAATAAACGTTAGATATTATGAATTTATATGAAAAAAGGAAAAACATCCCAACTTACGGGATACGAAAACGCAAAATGTAGTTATGGTACGGTAGATGCAAAAAAATTAAAATCAGTTTATATTCTTATACAAAGTTGGGTAGAACCAACGATGGAAGCTAATAGTTGGGTTAGGACCACAGGTATGTTAGAGAGGGATATTAAACATCACTTATTAGAATCGGTGGACCCATTAATATTTGAAAAACACAATATTGTAGATTTAGATTTAAGAAGTAGTGGTATACAATTAGGTAAAAGAAGTTTTATGAATTTAGAGGTAACTTTGTTTGTAAAAGAACAAATTGACTTTAAATCATTAATACTTAGAGATAGGATAAAACAAATAGTTAATACATTATATGGTTATCCATTAATGAAATCAAAATATTTTATACTACATAAAACTAAAAAACAGTCCGTTTAATCTATTTATAGTTAAAACAACTAAATGAAAGTCATTGTTAAAGAAAGTCAATTATTAAGATTATTTGAGGCTAATACAGTTGTAGATAATCTTAATAATATGATTGACCCTAAAAAATTTATATATGAATTTGGGTATAAGGATTCTTTTATTGAGCCGGAAAGTGTTATGTTAGAAGGTAGTGTTGAAGAGGAGGACATAGGTGTTAAGGTTAATATTGGTAAAGTAATGTATAACGGACAAGACGTTACTGAGTTTGCAAATAACTATGTTTTTTTCTCAGGAGATGGAGATGATTCTGTTTTAACAAACGAATATAAGATTTTCGTAAGTGATAAAATAAATCAATTATTAAGGGTAACACCAATTAAAACAAGTGAATGGGACGTTTATCTCGTGACATAATGATAAACGTAGCATATTTATAAAATAAAAAGATATGAAAATATTAGGACCAAATGATACGGGTAAAGGGATTTTAATTGAGTGGGACGCTGGATTTATTAATCCAAACGATAAACGTAACGCCGACATTATAAAAGAATCTTATGGTCAATTAGACCATTCTAAACCTTTCGAATTTTACGCAGTATTACAAAAATATGATACACCAAATAGAAATGGTAGAGTATACCCTGAAAAGATATTAAGACGAGAAGGTGAAAAATACCAAGAAGCGATAAAGAAAGGATTATCAATATCAGAACTTAATCACCCTGAATCATCACTTATCGATTTAGACCGTGTATCACACTTAATAACTGATATGTGGTGGGAAGGTAATG